TGGATGCGGGTCAAGCTTGACGAAGCCAGGGAGCAGATCAAGACCGAAGCCATCGTGGTGGAATATGACAACGGAGGCGGTCAAAAAGGGCTCAGAGAGAACCCTTTTTTTAAGGGATATGAGCAACTTTGGAAGTCGTACATGCTCGGAATGAACCGGATTTTGAACGAGCTTCCGGCGAGAATCGAGGTCGAGGAAGTGAACAAACTCGAGGAAGTCGCTCCTCAGACAGTCCTCGGCTTTGTCCAGGACAAACACAGGGGGACAGCATGAAAGGCTCCCAGGAACCGAGAATAAGAATCGAGCCGCAAAGGGTCAGATCTGACGGACCCGATGCGGCTTTGCTTATGGCTGAATACGGAAACCGGCTGGATCCGTGGCAGGAGTCCATCGTGGACTGTTGGCTCGGAACCGATGAAGAGGGTAACTACACCGTAACATCCGCAGGACTCGCTGTGCCGAGGCAGAACGGCAAGAATGTCTGTCTTGAGGCACGTGAGCTCTACGGGATGCTGATAAACGGCGAGAAGATACTGCATACAGCGCACCAGGTAAAGACCGCCAAGAAGGCGTTCTGGAGACTGGAAGCGATATTCCGGGACAAAAGACACCCGGAGATCTGTGAGCTGGTCAAGAAAATCCGCTATACGAATGGCGAGGAATGCATCGAGCTCGTAAACGGCGGATCCATCGAATACGTTGCGAGGTCGCGTCAATCCGCAAGAGGATTCAGCGGATTCTCCCTGATAATCTATGACGAGGCGCAGGAGCTGACCGAAGATCAGATAGAGGCTTTGATGTCAGTCCTTGCGGCATCGTCAACAGGCATGAGACAGCTGATCTACACCGGCACACCGCCGTATCCGGGCTGTCCGGGTGACGTTTTTCGGAAAAGGAGAACGGCCTGCATCGATTCGGCCGAGCCGACGGACGCCTGGCATGAATGGTCAGTCGAAGCTAAGAGCATCGAGGACATCAACATCGAGGACAAGACACTCTGGTACATGACGAATCCGTCTCTCGGCACATGGCTGACCGAGGACTTCACCAGAGAGGAGCTGAGGACGCTCGACAGCGACGGCTTCGCAAGAGAAAGGCTCGGTTGGTGGACTCCGATAATCGAGCGGACAGAGGAGACTGTAATCAGCGCAACTTTGTGGGAGTCCTGCAAGTCAAACGCGAGAAAGCCGGAGGGAAGAACAGCCTACGGCATCAAGTTCTCAGCTGATGGAGCAGAAGTCTGTCTCTGCGGAGCGGTATGTCCTGCGGACGGACCGGCAAGGATAACGCTCATAGACAGAAAACCGACAGGACAGGGACTCAAATGGCTTGCGGACTGGCTCAATGCCAGATACTCCCGGGCATCCTGCGTTGTCATAGACGGCAGGAACGGAGTCGATGTCCTGATAGACAAGATATCCGGAACATGGAAAGCAAAAGGCTCGGTAATCAGACCGACAGCTCGCGATATGGTCGCGTCTGCCGGTCTTCTTGTAAACGAGCTTACAGAACATACGGTGACATGGTACGCCAAGCAGAAACAGCTTGAGGAAAGTGCCCTGACATCAACTAAGAGGTCGATTGGAGGCGGCTGGGGATTCGGAGGAGAATGCTCGGCGCCTATCGAAGCATCCGCTCTCGCACTCTGGGGCGCAAGAAACAGCAAGAGAGATCCAGGCAGGAAGATGAGGATAGGCTAAATGATCACACTGAACATCACACGCGTTGAGAATCTCCCGGAAGAAGAGTACAGGATGCTGTCAAAGCTTCAGGAGACCTTCAACTACTATCAGTCCAGGAACGCGAGAAAGGCGAAATACTACGAGGGGAACATATCGCTCGAGGAAGTAAATCTTGGGATAGCGATACCAAAGGGCATGTCGAAGCTCCAGATCGGATGCGAGTGGGGCGCCAAGACGGTTGATGTCCTCGCAGGCAGGTCGATGTTCGACGGATTCGTCGGCACTGACGGAAACGAAGCCGGGAAAATGACGGAAATCATGGAGCGTAACAGGCTCAAGGCTGAGTACATAAAAGCATGCCGTGACGAGCTCAAGTTCGGCTGCACGTTTGCGACACTCACGAGTACCGAGCCTGATGAAGAGGGTGAAGGTCACTGCGTTATCAGATTCCATTCTCCGAGGACTGCATCCGCACTCTGGGACGGAGAGAAAGGACGCATCGGATGCGGACTTGTAATCATTGACACTGTCCAGAGCGAGGCGGACAAGACTTGGAGACCGAGAGTGCTGCATCTGCACACGGATACGGCTCTCTGGGAGCTGAGGGACGCTGGAAATAACAGGTGGTTTGCTAAAAAGCATCCGAACAAGATGGGACGTCCTCTGATGGAGCCTCTTGTTTGGAATGCGACGAGCTCCAAGCCATTCGGCAGGTCACGTATCAAGAAGCCTATCAGAAGGCTGATTGACGGTTACGTCAGAACGGTTGCGAACGCAACTCTCGGACTCGAATTCTCGACAGCTCCGCAGAAATACCTGCTGGGCGTAACGGATGACCAGTATGAGGCGGTCATCAACGATAAATTCAGGCAGTATGTCGGAAATATCGTTGCCGCAACCATCAACCCGGACACAGGAGAAAAGCCGACTTTCGGACAGCTCTCACAGGGCACTATCGAGCCGCACGTCCAGATGATGAGACTCCTCGCAACGCAGTTTTCTGCCGCGACAGGTCTCACAGTAACGGATACCGGCGTTGTAAACGATGCAAACCCTACGAGCTCGGATGCGATTCTTGCTCAGACACAGACTCTTGTCAGCATGGCAGAGCAGCTGAACTCCGGAAACGCGGATGCGCTCAACACAATCGCCAGAATGGCGCAGGCAATCGAGAGAAATGTCACCCTCGATGAGCTGACAGATGACGAGAAGAACGTGATAGCACACTTCAAGAACCCTGCGATGCCTTCGGTGGCAGTAACAGCCGACGCGGCCATTAAAATCGCGTCAGCTCGCCCTGAGTTCGCTCAGACGGACGTATTCATGGAGATGATTGGCTTCGACCAGGCGGATATAAGGCGCATCAAAGCTCAGGAAGTAAGAGCGAGAGGCTTGAACCTCTTGAATACCCTTGAGACGGAGACCGGAGAAAACGAAACAGGAGAGAATTCCGCTGAATAACGATGGAGATTAGCAAACAGGAGTGGAACAAGTACATAAACCTGCTTTCGGCAGCGAACAAGACCGCAGCCAAGAAGATGCAGGCGTGGATAGGCCAGCATGGATATGGTGATGCCCAGGCGATGATAGACTACGCGTACTCGCTTACCACAGCCTACGGCGAGGCGGCGGCTTCGATAGCATGTCAGATGTATGAAGAGGTTGCGGCCGCACAGAATGCGGCTGTTCCGCAGGCTGTTCCGGCTGATGCTCTGCCGTACAATTACGTGAAAGCCGCAGTAGAGGACAAAATCACAAGAGCACCGGCTCAGATACCGGACACAGTAGGCGAGATGGTAAAGCGCACCGGGGCTGACACGACAGTCAAGAACGCACTGCGTGACGGAGCGTACTTTGCGTGGATCCCGCACGGTGATGCCTGCGCATTCTGTATCATGCTTGCATCAAACGGCTGGCAGAGAGCCTCCAAGAAGACAATCAAAGGAGGCCATGCCGAGCACATCCACAAGAACTGCCAGTGTGAGTTTGCAATCTCATTCGACGGACCCGGCAACGTGGAAGGCTACGATCCCGACGAATACTATCGCATGTGGGAAGAAGGACACGGCAACCTTGACGGCCTACGAGAGAAACTGTACTGGGATCGGCATGATAAAATCCTCGCCCAGAAACGCGAGTGGTATGCACGTACCATTGTTGCAAAGGAAGGAGGAGATCCGTACAAGGGACAGACTTTCAATAGTAAAAGTGTTATAATAAATATAAAGAATTATGATGACTTGAAAGGTCACTTCAGTGAAAATTTTGGAATACAAATCAATGCATTTGAAAACTGCGACCTTGAAAAAACTAAAATTACAATGATGGGTGTAGATGATTGCTTGACTGCTTTTCCAGAGGCACAACCAAAAGTAACGAGAATTGTCTACAAACCTGAATTGGGGTCTATGGGAGGTTATGACAAGGAGACAGGTATAATATACATAGGACCTACGGGACTTAATAGTTACCTTACTGGTTATCATGAAAGCATACATGCCCTTGATGCGGCTTTTTCAGGAGAAACCGGCTATACATTTTCTGATGGTCTGTTTAAGAGAGCAAGAAAAGAATTAGGACTGCGAAAGGGCAGTAAAAAACTGGAACGTCTCCAATATGAGATTGTCGGACAAGATATCAAAAAGCATAAAGTAAAAGATAAGCCAGAAGAAATACTTGCATACGGAATAGAAAGAGAATTGGCAGGGAAGGGAAATGAACTTTCTGCTACTATGGCAAGGTTGTTTACGGAGGAGATAAATGTACGGAGACTTACACGACGATTGGATGACACCAAGGCACTTGTATGAAGAAAGTGAGAGATTGTTTGAAGAGTGGAAGAAATTGCCTGAAGAAGCGGGAACCTTTGAAGAATACTGCAAAACCCATGGATCAGAAGAATTGCTATTAGCGACAAAAGAAGCTGAAGCCAATCTTGAGCGGTTAGAAAAATTAGGAATAACTCCATAATAGATAAATCTATAAAGATAAGACTAATACGGTTAATATGGAATTCAAGTACAAGAAAAATATAATATCTGGAGGCCGCACCGTATTTAGCGGCGAATATCCGAAACCGATGGTTTGCCCTCATTGCGGAATACATACAGATTCTGCAATCACAAAAGCAGATATTTTCAATTATACGGAAGATGAACAGGCTTATGTAGTAAGCTTCAGATGTACTGATTGCGAAAAGACTTTCCTATGTGTTTATATCGGCACTTCGGGTGGAATTAGACCGGAAGCAATAATTCCTGTTTCTGAAGAAAATCCGGTATCGGATAATATAAAGAAATTAAGTCCACAGGGAGCAAAATTACATTCGCAGTCTGAACGCGCAGCACTTAGAAGTGATTATGAACTTGCTATGGCTGGATATAGATCTGCGCTGGAATCTATAATAAAAGATTATGCGATAAAGATACGAAATGAGTCCCAGGATGATGTAGCATCCAAGACGCTCGGGAAAGCGATTGAAGCCTATCTTGAAGAGGATATCCTGAAGTCAGCTGATGTTGTAAGAATTTTAGGAAATGGAGCCACACATTATGTCAACGCATATGAGGATATAGATTTTAGTACCTTCAAACTATATTACGATTGGGTACTTCAGTATATTGATCACAGATATCAGATAGCACATCCACCGGTAACA